AAGACGGATTAGCACCGTTGAAAGAAACTCTTGGCTTCATGGGAGTAATTACCCGAGGAAGTTATAAAATGACCCAAGAGATGATGTAATGGACCCTGCTCTGTGGTGCACTCATATCAGGTGAACAGTAAACTATGTTCAGTCAAATCCATAAGCACGGTGAGCGTGCAAAGAGTATCTTTATTTTATACCCTAACGGGTATAGTTTAGACTAAATCAGTCTAGATTATACCTGTACGGGTATAAACACAGTAGCGTAGTGGTAACGCCCTATATTGGTATAGGAGACACAAGTTCGATTCTTGTCTGTGTTACAAAAACTAGAAATATGGAACTAAAACCATTTACTTACGATGGTATGTGCATATGGGCATATACCCAAGAACAAGCAATTTACTTATTAACCAAACTAAAACAAATTAAAAGATGAGAAAAGTTAAAATCACAATCATCATTGAGCATACCCATGCTACAAAATTATTATCTCATGCTGAATATCAAACATTTCAGCAACTTGCAAAAGGCCAAGACTTTGACATTAAACCTAAAGGTAAAGAAGGTGTAGAAGTAACTGCACCAATAAAACTTTGGGAATCATTGGGTTACGAATAGTTAGTTGGTTAAATAGCACAAAGCCCTGCTCTGACATTCGTTAGGGCAGGATTACTTTGTGTAATTAATTTTAACTATCTTTGTAAGATACTCTCTGCTTCCGGTACTGTAGTTGAACTATAGAGTAAGTTCCTACAGTACGTCTGCAGCAGCTAAATCTAAATTTTATGAAACTTAAACACGTAAACGAAGACAATTACCAAGTATGGGATCAGGACGAAACTAAAATTCTTCATGAAGGCACTATGAAACAGTGCGATGATTTTATGCATGAAGAAATTAAAAAGAAAGTAGAAGCTGATCCAGAATGGTTTATTAACCAATTAAAAGCTTTCTCTCAACAAATGAAGGTTTTTAAAAAGATGATTGAAGATCAAGAACAAAAAATCAAAACTCAAACAAATGATAGCAAAAATGACACAACAGGAGAGAGTAGCATTAGCTAATGCTAAAAAGGCGTACAAAAAATTGTGTGCTAATAAGAAATTGTACAATGAAAAACGTGCTGAACTATTATCATGGTTCAGTGATTCTAAAACGCCTAATTGGGACTCTCTAGAATTTAAGCCATGCAACAAATAATATTAGGTTTTATTGCTGGGTCAATACTAGGTTTTGTTACGATTATTGGATTTTGCACATTAGTCGGAAAGTACAAATACCGTCTTTACAGTAAATATATAAATTTGTATAAGATTACAAATCAAATGGAAAGAACGGAATTACTTTACAAGTATGGGTTTAATATTGATTGCAATTGCAAACCCACGTTAATGGATTATTTTGATGCAGGCTTAGAGCGCAATACAATAATCCTACTACACTGGTTACGTTTAGTACCAGTACATGGTAAGAAATTAGGTCCTGTTAATCTTAAGACTACTTATGAAAAGAAAGCATCTTTTAATGATACTTTTAAAGCTATTCATAATAGACATAAGAAACAAAAGGACATGCGTGAACCGTTTACTAATGCATAATATATGACAATAAGAAATTTTATATTTAATGCATTACTTGCGACTATACTTGCAGCTGCTATAATATCATCAGTTGCAGGTATAGTATTGATAATCAATGGAGTATATAAATTATGCGTGAATTGATTCAACAAGAAGCAGTTACTAAAGCTCTACAGAATCACCGAGGAAGTTTATCATTACCAATGCGTACTGGTAAAACCCTCGTAGGGCTTACTATTGCTTCTAACTTCAGTAAAGTATTAGTTGCTTATCCTAATTCATCTATCAAACAAAGTTGGTTGGATGATGCAGAGAAATTTGCAATTAATATTGAGAACGTAACTTTTACAACATACTTATCATTAGGTAAGTATCAATTAGACGTGTATGATTGTGTTATTCTTGATGAAGTTCAAGACTGTTCTATCAAAAATTGGGAGTATATTTCTAATTTCCCAAATGTAAGACTATATAGTTTATCAGGTACAATGCCAAATAAAGGAGATAAGTTAGTTTATCTCAAGCAATTGTGTCCTATTATCTACCATAAGTCTTTAGATGAAACAGTTGGTACTCTTCAGAAAGATTACATGATTTATGTTCATATGCTTAATCCTTCTACAACGAATGATATTCAATTAGCTTCAGGTAAACGCTGGAGTGATGCTGCCAAAATTAGATTTTGGGAGAATAAATATACATTCAGTAGAAACTTTAAGGATATGCTGCAACTTATTAGAGCTATTTCAGATAGTCCTACTAAGTACAAGTACTTACAGAAACTTGTTAGTACTATGGGAAGAGGATTAGTCTTTGTTGAAACTGCAAAACAAGCAGATGATCTAAAGATTCCTACTTATCATAGTAAGAACAAACAGTCAGATACCAATCTTGAAAAGTTTCAGGATGGTACAATTGATCAGTTGGCTACAATCAACCAATTAAAAGCAGGTATTACTTTCCCGGATTTAAAGAAATGCGTAATTTTGCATTGTTATTCATCCAATAACAAAGCTTCACAGAAATTAGGCAGATGTTTAAATTATGCAGAAGGTGAGAATGCTGAAATCCATATCATCTGTTTAAAAGGAACAAGAGATGAACAATGGGTTCAAAGTGGTTTAACTGAATTCGATAAAAATAAAATTGTATATGAAAACGTTTGTGTGTGACATTGAGACCATAAAAGGATGTTTCTTATTATGTGCTTATGTACCTGAACAAGATTCATGGCATGATTTTGTCATTAATGAGAGTCAGAATGATTTGTATCCAATGATTAAGTTCTTGGATAATCATAAAGAACATTATATGGTAACGTATAATGGACTCTCATTTGATGGCCAAGTTATTGAATATATCTGGCGTACACATGATAAATGGTTTGATAAATCTGGTAAAGAGATTTGTGAACTTATTTATAAGAAAGCGCAAGATGTAATTGATGACACGAATCATGGATTATTTCCTCCTTATAGAGAGAACGAACTGACTTTCAAACAATTAGATATCTTTAGAATTAACCACTATGATAATAAAAATCGCATGGTTAGTTTAAAAAGACTTGAGTATGAGATGGACTTAGAGAACATTGAAGAAATGCCTATAAGCCATACTAAAGAGTCTTTTACAGAAGATGAACTTAAACAACTAGTACATTATTGTAGAAATGACGTTCATGCAACTTATGAGTTTTATCTTGTTACTACTGGTAAAACTGAACATCCTCTTTATAAAGGTAATAATCAAATTCAACTTCGTCTGGATATCCAAGAAGAATTTGGGATTGAATGCCTAAACTATAGCGATAGTAAAATTGGTGATGAGATCATCAAAAAGTATTATTGCGAGGAAAAAGGTATATCCTATAAGGATTTACCACGTAAAGGTTTCTTTAGAAAGGAAGTTAAACTTAAGCACTGTGTAGCAGATTATGTAAAGTTCCAAACTAAAGAACTACAAGCATTCCTAAAAGAGATTAAGGATACTACGCTCAAACAAAGCGATGATTTCAAAAAGGCTATTAAATTCCATGGAAACACCTATTCATTTATGAAGGGTGGTATTCATAGTGAGAATAAACCTGAAATCTTTGAAGCTGATGATGAGTATATGATAGTTGATTGGGACGTTTCCTTAGCAAACATTGGGGAAACTAAAATCTCTTAAATTGACGGGAACCTCCTTAGAGCTTAACTTACCAAACTGTGATAGAAATATATACAGTGGCTAAAATAATTACTTAGGTATGGTAAAAAAAGTTAAGATTGGACAATCCGCAGCCAAGGGTCTAAAAAGATCAAGGTTCAGAGACTAAACAGGAGACATTGATAAAGTTCTTTATTTATTTGGTTGTATCCTTTTTATTTTGTAAATTATATTATGAAATATAATAAGAATCATAAAGGAAAATCTGGAATTTACTGTATTAAAAATATTGTAAATAATAAAGTTTATGTTGGTAAAGCAAAATGTATCTATAGACGCATAAAAAATCATGTAACTCTTTTAAATACAAAGAGTTCTGATGAAAATAGATATTTAATAAATGCTTGGCATAAATATGGAAAAGATAATTTTGAATATTTTGTATTAGAATATACAGAAACTATCGATTCTATTTTACAAGAAAGAGAAATCTTTTGGATAAAAAAATTAAATGCTTTAAATAGGGATATTGGTTATAATCTAAGAGAAGATTCTTCTGGAGGATTAATTGTTTCTGAAGAAACAAGAAAAAGACTTAGTATTGCTACTAAAAAGAGATTTGAAGATCCTAAAGTTATTGAAAAATACATAGAAAACGGTAAAAAATTGTGGTTAGATGAAGAAAAGAAAGAAGAAATGAAAAAAGCATTGTCTATTTCAAGATCTGTCTATCAAATTCATCAGTTTTCAAAAGATAATGAATTAATATTTATCTGGGAAACAATGAAAGAATTATTAGATAGTAATCCTTCTTATAAAAGACACAATATATATGCTGTTTGTTCTGGAGAAAAACCATCCATGTATGGATTTATATGGAAAAAAATAAAGAAAAATCAATGATGATATAGTCCGGCTATAGTTGAAAGACTATAGGTTAACGCAATGTATCCTGCAACTATTATTAACAATGGTAGATATCCATATCATTTAGGAAAAGAGTTTCTATCTGGTTATAAGAAGATGTTTGATAAGAGATTAGCTCTTAAACCTCTTGCTAAGAAAGATAGAAAGATAGCAGGTATTGTTGGTGCACTAAAGCTTTCTGTAAATTCAGTTTATGGTAAGTCTAGTGATATGCAGTCTTGGATTTATGACAGACAATTAACTATGTTTACAACTATCAACGGTGAGTTATCACTATTAATGTTGATTGAAGCATATGAGTTAAATGGTCTGCATATTATTTCTGCAAATACTGATGGTATTACAGCAAGGATTAGAAGATCTGATGAATCAAAGATGATTGAGATTAATAAGTGGTGGCAAGAAGTAACCCAATATGAATTGGAACGTACTGATTATAAACAACTTATATTCTCAACTGTTAATGATTATATCGCAGTAAAAACAGATGGCTCTATTAAGAAGAAAGGTGATTTCTTAACTGATTTTGAATTACATAAGAACAAATCATTTAAGATTATTCCTTTGGCATTAGAAGCTCACTTTATAAATGGAAAAAATGTTGAAGAATTTGTGTATAATCACAAGAATATTTACGATTTTTGTGGTCGTGCTAAAGCTTCAAGAGATTTCCATTATGAAGGAGTAAATAAGGAAACTAATGAGATAACACATTATAATAAGTTAATCAGATATTTTGTATCTACTAACGGATTAAAATTGTTAAAGATTAAGAATCCTGAATGCCAAACTAATGCAGCAGAAATGTCTGAAGTACACGCAGGTGAATGGTTATGTACAGTATGTAACCAATTAACTGCAAATGACACCCATCATTTTGAAAATGTTAATTATACTTTTTATCTAGAAAAGATAAATGAAATGATTGTAAAGATAAATGTTGGTAAAAAAGTGAAGAAAAAATTTGTAGACCCTAATCAACTTTCTTTAGGATTTTAAAATAGATTTTTATGGAAGACCCACGTAAAGAAAAAGAAAAACTGTATTGTATCAAGTCTAAGATTATTAAAGACTTGGAAAAGCAAACTTTAACTTTTCATGTAGACGCTAAGAATATAAAGTCTGATTTGATTAGGTTAGAAGATATCATCAACATTTTAAACAAACACTTATAATGGACGTAATTTATGTAGCCATTATATTGATGGCTTTTGGCATTTTAATGTCATTTGATGATGATGATAACAATAAAAAACCAAAACAATGATATCAGTTACTCTAGCGCTAATAATTTTATTAGCAACGTTTATCTTTATGTACTACATTGAAATGACAATGCGTAAGCGTAATTTCAAGTGGTATGAAGAAGCTCAATTAGATCATATAGCAACGATAAATTGTCATCGTAAAGCTATGAAAGAAATTGATGAACAAATTGCTGAATACGAGAAATCTTATGCTAAAGAAACACAAAGAAGAAAGCTTCTTTATCTTAACTTTGCTGAATGGGTTGAAGCTTTGGATACCCAGACATTGACTGACGAATTGAAAGAAGAAATTGTCAGAAATGCAAACTTTGATATGGATTAATGGTTTCTATCAAACTATAAAACCTGAAGATAAGGTTAAATCAACCAAGAATCTTCATAGTTTTTGTGTTTGTAATGGTTTATCAGATAGAATTGTAAAGTCCCAAGGTGGATATTACTACATAACTGATGAAGGTACATTCAAAAAGGTTTTTAGAACCTTGAATGAAGCAACGTATCAAGACATTTACAACATTTATAAAACTTGATTACATGATAGACCAATTGCAAAAATGGCTAGAAAGCCAAGGAGAAACTGTAACTAAAATAGAGTTACAGGCTTTTTTGTTAACTTTAAAACAACCGACAAGTTACTCTGATTTAAAGAAAGAATTATCAGATAAACTCAATGAATTGTATGGCAAAAAACAAGTCATTGGTTTTGGTGATGTGCATTTTATTCCTACGGATAAAGAGCTAGAAGCCCATATGAGAAGGTTTCTAAGAGAATATCCTCAGGCAAATGACACTGCTAAAATCAAAAAGATTTTGTTTAATCACATTGAAACGTGCGTAAAAAACCGTAGCTTTGCTCCGGCAATTAAGTACTTCATACATAAGCAAGGATTTGGTTCAAGACTAGCTGCAGCTTATGAATCTTTTGAAGAAATTAATGAAAGCACAAACAATGATATGTCAAACGAAATTTCACTATGAGTTTATTTGAAAGTTTAAAAACAGAGATTGACAACGGTTTAAAGGGGAGAAATGGTAGTATTCCTTTCCCTGTTGCAAAGTTAGATGACTACTTAGAGATTAGCAAGAATACTAATTACCTATTAATAGGTGATACTGGTTCTGGTAAATCTTCTATCGCGCAGGATCTAATACTTAATGTATTGGATTGGTATTTGGTTAATAAGAGTGATGATATCAAGTTAAGTGTGATTTACTTTGGTATGGAAAGAAAGATGTACATGTATTCAGCTAAATGGATATCTCGTATTATCTTTCTTAATGAAGGTATTCTTATACCCACTAAAAAGATTTTAGGTAGAAAAAGAGTTTGGAATGGTACTTCTATGGAAGTAGAAACTCTTACTCCTACTGAATATGCTTTAATTATGAAGTATGGACAAATCTTTGATGAATGGGAAAAGGATGATACTTTTGTTGCTATTGAAGGAACTCACAACTCTACAGGTATATCAAAATATCTTGAAGCATTTGCCAAGAAACACGGTACATTGAAATCAAGAGGTGAAGGAGTATTAGATAAACAGACTTATACTCCACATCATAATAATCATATTGTACTTGTTGTCACTGACTATGTTGGTGTATTAGATCCTGAAAAAGACGAAAACGGTGTCAAGAAGCAAAGACTAGATAAGTATTCAGCAACAATGCGTAAAGCAAGAGATGTATATGGGTTTAGTCCTATTAATATACAACAGATGAACAGAAATGTATCTGATATTAATAGATTAAAACTCAATGATCTAAAGCCAAAGTTGGCAGATATCGCTGATACTTCAGAGTTAGCTCGTGATGCTGATGTCGTTTTAGCAATTTTTGAACCCTTTAGATACGTAACTAATGAAGTAAAGACTGACCTATTAGGTTATGATTTATGGAGTTTACGTGATGAAGTATTACAGAAGTCTGCACATTCTAAAATCTTCCTTTGATGGTGATGGTATCAACGTTGGTGTTGCTTTCATGCCACAGGTAGGCTTAATAAAAGCAATGCCTAGGAAAGCAAAAGAGATGCACGAATCTGATTATAAATCAATTATTAGTGGTGATTATTTTTTACGATGAAAGAAAA